ACCTGCTACTGATTCATACGCCTTTCTCACGGATTTAAAGTCCCTACTCATAATTTGATCAGCTACTTTCTTAATAGTCTGATAGGCAAGTTTTTCAAATGACCTTACGTTGAGATTTATGTATGCCCTAGCGTTGTGAAAATTACACAGTGCTATGATTTCCGGATATTTCTGATTGAGATACTCCAAGCTTGATATGTAGTACGTCTTTACCACATAAGAATTACTTCCAAGCTGAGGATGTTCTTTTTTCCTCTTGATTATCTGAAGGTGGTAGAAATCATCGTCAGAATTAAAATCAAGAAGCCTAGATATAATTTCTATATTATTTATTAGTGTCATTTTAAAGTGTATTGTGTAGTAGAGGCGATTGATATACAGCCTATAATAATCATACGTGTAGTGTATTTAGTCAGGAAATCACCTACTGTAGAGCTAGTGTACCCTATACCTAGAGTCCAAGTAAGAGCTACTTTAGTGATTGTTTGACCCTTTACCCAATCCATGCTTCCGAATATCTCTTTCATATTTTTAGTTTTTAGTTTTACAGTTAGAACAATAATTTGATAACCGGATGTCGAACTCTAGCCCACAATTGGAGCAGGTAATCCACAGCTCGTGATTAAATAACTTAAATCGTATCATGATGCAAAGATACGAACAATTTTGACAATTCCAAATTTTTTTTTGTAGCCCGTCCCGGATTCGAACCGAGTATTCCTCCGTGAAAGGGAGGCGACTTAACCAATCTGTCTCACGGGCCATTATTTTACTGTCTCCTTTACAGAGGAGAATATAGCGGTTCATCGCACAAGCAATGTATATCTCTTTCGCTGAATAACGCTACTGTAATAGCTGTTTCTATTCTCTAGTCTGTTCTAGAGCCTCTTTGCAATCAGAGCTGCATTTATGTCAATTCATACTGTAGAAACTATTCAACTAATCAAGCAGTAAAAATGTAGTCGTCACTGGATTCGAACCAATACAAACAGAACCAAAATCTGTTGTGCTACCATTACACCAGACAACTTACTTAGCTATTGACCCAAATGGATACAAATAGCAATACACCAAAAAACAATATAGTGAGTATTATAGGTAATAATTTTTTCATATCAATTACTTTTAAGTTAAATACGCTATTATCTTCTCTTTGATACCTTCCTGATGAATACCTAATCCCGAACTTGGAGTCATTACGAAGTTTCCAAGGCTTGAGAGATCCATATCATCTACTGCCACCCATTTAGTTATCTCCGGATGTTTTTCTAAGTATTGACGAATCTCTATACACCTAGCCCTCTCTAGTTTTTGCACAGTAGAGTAATCAGCTACGCCTGTCATACCAATTGGAGACTTCTTTATGCCTCTTACCTTATACAACTCCTGCATCTGCTCTAATGTTGCATGATGTCTCCAATCAGAAGATACTACGATTTCACAGTCTGTAGCTTCGATAATCTCATTCAGTGTCTCTATAGCGTATGGTGCAAAATCATCGAATACACTATCTAAACCTTCCCTATCTCTACCAAATCTACCGCCCCATTCCAGGACTAGACAAATTACTCCATCATGATCTAAAAATAATACCTTCATAGCTTATACTGTTTTTTTCTGAAGAGTTTCCAACTTCTTTGCTTTTTCTTAGATCTACCGTTGCATCCTCTGTTTGGTCCGCATATTGGGCATCCTAATACTATGCTCCTCATAGCTAATTTATAGGTACGAGAGTCCATTGTTTCTTCACTTACTTTTTTTACTTTCATCTCATTAGGTTTTTGTTACCTAATGCATGTCGTATTTCTTTTTCATTTTAATTAATTTAGTGGAGCGTAGGGGGATCGAACCCCTGTCCAAACAACTTATCTTATTGACTCATTCACAAGCTTATTCTCGTTTTCTAACTAGACAAAATATCCAATTTATATTGCTACTTAAATTGGTAAATAGTAGATGTATTTTTTCTGGACTATACATAAATCCTGAATAGCACTTCTGTTCCCAGGTATATGTGCCCCGACCCGTAAGGACTAGGCAGCTACTGCCATTTCAGCTCCTACAAATGCCATAGCATCTTCGAAGGTCCAAGAAGAAAGTTCTACTTTCTTTGCGTTTGTTTTGCGAATACATTTTTTAGGTAAAATAAGAACGATGCTATTTTCCGTTTTTATGAGCTTTATAAGACCACAAACTTATTTTACTTTAAGCACTATATCCTTGTGCTTGCTTGCATCACCTCAAAGAGCTCGATTGCTGTCAAAACCAGTCACGCCCCGTATGTTCACTAATCTCTTTTGTTCAAGAATCGTGAACAGTATTTTTTATTGAACAATAGCTTACTTACTGCAAGTATCTACTGATGTTGTGCTGTCTGCTGCCGGAGTTGGAGCTACAGTGCTATCCTGAGTAACCTCTGTGCTTTCTGTTTGAACATTCTCACCACCGCAAGAAGACATGCTTACCATAGACCCTACAAGAAGTAAGGCAATCATCATTTTTTTCATCTTTTTTGTTTTTTATATTTATTAATTAGTTACTATTCTGACCACTCAACTATTTCATATTCTGTCTTAGTGAGTGCTATGTACGGGGCTTCTTCGTTAGATCCCTTTACATATTTTGGGTTTTGTACGTAAACTATCTGAGACTCATCACCTTCTTCCCTATCTTGCAGTACACAATCTAGAGGAGTACTAGGCAATTCGTATCTCTTCTTTTCGCTACATTCCAAAACTATTACTTTACTCGGCTGCTTCTGTATCATTATCTAAAACTTAAAGTCCATTGTAGCTTTCTTCTCCAAAGCTCCAGGAGGTATATTATTCATCGTATAGTAACCCTCAGGTCTAAAGTTACTGTCTTTGTACAGCTTAAAATAATCTCCTGGTATCATAGAAGTATCTACCTTGATAACTACCCAACTATTTATGCCCGTAACTTGGTACATCTGAGGAGTTAGTCTTTTTATACCTTCTATAGTTGAAGACAAGTAAACTCTCTCTGGGTGGTAAGATGTCTTTGATCTAGAACGTGGAACTAGCCCAATCTTAGATATCTTATCCCAAGACTTAGCAGGTGTTACGTGATACAGTACTTTAGGTATCTTCGTTACTTCAGTGTCAAACTTAGGCTCACAATCAAATGTAATACTTCCTATGACATCTTTTCTGAGATACTTATCTAATACTTCCTTATCGAACTTTGAGTAGTATAGCTTATTTCCTTCCTTATCATAAATCCTCAGAAAAGAAACAAACCATCCTAGGTTATTCAAAAGAACTAGAAACTTATCTGCCTCCTCTTTTGTTATACTATTAGGAGATGTAACGCTAAAGTCGTTTCTCTCTCCCTCACCGTCAAATGATGCATAATCTTCAACCTCCCACTTAGGAAACGCTCTTCTTATGATATTCTGAGATTTTCCCTTTTCTACAGTCTTTATTAACCCTTCCCTCAAATTAAGCTCATACTCCTCTTTGTAAGTATCTAGGAGGATTTGTAATAATCTCATTGGACTTTTATTATAAATATCCCAATTTTGATTATGACACAAAATATCCGGTAGAGGTCGGCTCAAGGTACTTAGCGAGATTCTTAGCCTCAGCATCGATTACTAAACCTGAGCGGGAGTAACCCTGCCACTCGCCTGATGGTGTTATTGACCTAAGCACCACTCTTGACTTCTTTCCGTTTACTTCGCTGTCCTGGAAGATTACTATCTTTTTCATAACTTTGTTTTTTAATTATTGTGCAATATTAGTTCTTTTTTTTGAAACCACCAAATTTATTTTTCAATTGGCGGGAAAATTACTTCAACTATTTTGCTAGGATTAGAAGCTTTTACTTCGAAGTCCCTAAGACCCTCAGTGGTCAGATGTTGTACTACTCTAGCTTCGCTTTCTGTTACTGACTCAGAATCAACTAGATACAATACTGATTGCTTCTTTACTTTGCCTGTTTCGGTGTCTTGCAACCTGAATTCTACTTTTACTTGAAAAAATGACATACTATATGTTTTTGTTTTTTAAAAATACGGATTTGTTATCAATAGGTCGTAGTCTGTAAAGTCACGGAAATCTTCATCATCAGCAAGCATTCTTCTCTCTACTGAGTCTTTCATCCCGTTCCTCTGCTCCAAACGTTCCTGTATTATCTCTCTGGGCGGATTAAGGTATATTATAAAGCAATTAGCTCTATCCTTTGGATCTATTTTGCTAACTCCACTAGGGGTCATTATAAATACATCATTTTTTTTGAACTGCTTCTTTAAAATACCATAATACCATCCATTGTACATTTCTAAATCATAAAACTCTTCATGAGCAAACTCAAATAAGTCTGGGGATCTGAAATTATAGTCTACTCCATCAACTTCACCCTCTCTTGGAGGTCTTGAGGTGAATAGTATGCCTGGAACCATTCCTCTTTCTACCATCCTTCCCATTAAGAAGTTTTTTCCGGAACCACCTCTACCTACGATTATTATTCTAGTTTTTTCCATTGGCTAAAATTGCTTCTTCTACTGCCTTTACAATACTATCATACAATGGGTTTGTTTTACGCATTTGGCTTCCTGTTTCATCCCAAATAGCCATTGATGATCCGCTTGGTGTCTGTACGTCTTCTGTAATTTCTACTCCGTAAGATTCACCACTTTCATATTTATTCCAATTTTTAATGTTTCTTCTAATTCTTTTGCTTCTGCTTGTAAGTATTGAAGTTCCACTAGGTCAGATGCTTGTGTTAACCTCTTTAAGAAGTCAAGTACTAAGCTCTTTTCCTCATGTCCCATCAACAACATAATGCAAACATACAGCATTATTTTGAAACAGCAAAATTTTTTCTCGTATTTATTTTAGGATTATACGGCATCCCTGCGGAAGTACTTACCTGCTATATTCTCGTTGAACGAGTCAATATGCAGTACTTTGTATTCGAATTGGTAGTAGACTTCGAAGTAAGATAGCTGCCTTTTGTTTTGGCAGATTTTTATTATTTCTCTCGTATAGTTTTGCTTACCCTCTGACTTTATTTCTTCCAGGAGAGGCTTACAACTGCCCCAATAGTCTGCCCAATTGCTTTCTTTTACTACAAGCTTCTTCTTTGGTACACGACCCGGCTTATCCCACTCAGACTGTTCTTTTTTGGTGAGGGCTTTCTTGGTTTTGCTTTCCAAGACCTTCTTACCAATATACATCTTACCCGTCTTATTGTTCGTGATTTTATAGACAAATCCTACTGCTTCTACGGGGAGATTTTCTCTAGATGTAACTTCTTTTCCTTCTAATAACCAGTTCATTTCTTGTTTTGTATTAATAACTCTCCTAGCACTTCAAGACGACCCACTTCTCTTTGAAACTCGGTCTGTGTCATGTCTAGGGATATGCTTTTATAAGTTTTTTCGTATTCTTTCCTTGCCTGATCTAAATCTAACTTTCCTTCTGATGCCTTTTTATAATACGGAAGCTTTACTTTAAAGTGCGTATAAGTCAGCATAGCTAACCCACCCTTTTCCTTTGCGGTATCTGCTATCTTTTCTGCACCCTTTCCCCTAGTGCTAGCAAAATCTTCTAACGCTTGCTTTGCCTCTTTTAGTATCTGTATCAGCTTTACCATGTCTTATGAGTCATATTTTACTACGAATGTTATGTCAGTATGTGGTGGTATTGGGTATGGAGTTCCGAATTTTCCTACAGCAAGTAACTCGTTCTGAGCATTGTAAAGCCCTATAGTTGTTGCAAAAGGTAAGAAGTCTGAACCTGATACGTTATCGTTTAAAGTGCCTGGTGTTATTGCCGAACCTGACTTAATTGCTGACGGATTTAACGTGTAATTAAAGTCATTCTCGTTTACATGACAACGCACCTCATTCTGATAGATTGTGGTCTCAGCTTGAAAAGACATTGTAAATGGAGAATAAGTTGGCATA